GATCTGCTTAGCGGTGGGAAGATCTATTGGCCCGATGTGATCGCGTTGGCGGAACAACGCGCCGCGCGACCGACGGACGGTGATTGACGGCAACTGACGATTGTAGTTACCATTGCACCGACGCGCGTCGGAGTGCGGCTGGCGGGGCATCCCAAATGAGACGCCAGGCTTCATGTCCCGCCGCGTGTGACGTGCCTGCATTTGGCTTGATGTCGCCGGCTGCCAGACGCGCCGGAGTGGCCGCACAGGTGTTATCCCATGCGGCCATGTCCCGGATGACGGGCTGAACAGCCGACAGTCACGACCATTGCGTTGCAATCCACGCTCCTTTCGGAGCGGCGGACACCGTAACACAGCGCGCTATGTCCGCGCTAGCAATGGAGTGACACATGGCCGTTCCCGCAATGGGCGCTGCGCCCGCCAATACCTACCTCGAGCCCGCCGCCACCGGCGTCCGCGAAGACCTCGCCGATATCATCTACCGCATCGACCCCGACGAGACGCCGCTGCTGTCGGCAATCCCACGCATCAGCGCCAATCAGGTGATGACCGAGTGGCTGGTCCAGCAACTCAACCCCGCCTCCGACAACGCGATGCCCGAAGGCTTCACCGCCACCATCCACCCCGCGGTCAAGCCGGCGCGGCTCAACAACATCTGCCAGATCGCAGCCCGCACCGTCGGCGTGTCCAACACCCTGCGGGTGGTCGACGTGGTCGGTGGCGAAGACGAGTACAACCGCCAGCTCATCCTGCGCGGCATGGAGATCAAGCGCGATCTCGAACTGATCATCACCTCGCCGCTGGTGAAGACCATCACCGACCCGCGGCACATGAGCGGCCTGCCGTGCTATTGCAACAACGCCATCCGCGGCGCCGGTGCCGGGGTCGCGCCAATCGGCGACGGCAGCAACGCAGGCACCGCCGGCACGCCCTACGACCTGTCGCTGACCACGGTGAACACCGCGATGCAGTCCGCGTGGAACGCCGGCGGTAATCCGACGCTCGCGGTGATGAGCGGGAACATCAAGAATTACTTCAGCACGTTGTCGCAGGGCGGCACCAACAACGCCATCGTGGCACAGAACATCGTGCAGGCCAGCCCAACGGGAGAAATGAGTATCCAAGGGGCCGTTGACGTGTACCGAACGAATTTCGGGACGTTGCAGCTTGCCCCAGACCGCTTCACCCCGGCGCATCAGATGCTGCTCATTGATCGCGACTACCTCGAGCTGGCACCGTTGCCGGAACGCGACATAATTCAATTGGATTTTGCCATGACAGGAGATAATTCGCAGGGCGGCGTTGTGTTCGAGGGAACCCTGCGCGTTACTGCCCCGCTCGCGCACGCCTGGGTCGCCGATCTAAATCAGTGACCGTAACGACATTGCCTTGGGATTTCTGCTGATGTATGCTGCGGAAATGACAAAAGCAATTCCCTGGCAGTCCCGCGTGATCCCAGAGCCGAACACAGGTTGCTGGCTCTGGGAGGGGCCAGTGAACTTCTTCGGTTACGGCCTCTCTCATCATAGCCGAGTGCATCGGCTTGCTTGGGAGGAGGCGAACGGCCCCATCCCCGATGGCCTATTCGTGCTGCACCGTTGCGATGTCCCGTCCTGCTGCAACCCGGATCATCTGTTTCTTGGCACGCATCAGGACAACGCCGACGACAAGAAACGCAAAGGCAGGGACGATTGCTGGGACGCCCGCGCGCGCAGGACTGCGACCCACTGTAAGCACGGGCACGCCTTCACCGAGGCGAATACATGGCTTTATCGGGGAAGGCGCCACTGCCGGACTTGCCGCGTAGAAACCACGCGCGAGTGGCGCGCCGAGCGTGTTCCATGAGCGCACCGCTGTACGAACGCTATGACCCTGTAACTACCAGGCATACGGAAGTTACAACCGACACCGAGACCGGCCTGCCGCTGATCGTGCGCACGCAGAACGCGCGCCTGATCATGGAGAGCGCGAAGCGGCTCGCCTCTAACTTCGACCCGCACGTCAAACGCGACATCACCCACGTCGCCCGCATCGACATCAACACCTGGGCCAACCTCACCAGGCTCGGCATCACCCGCGATCCTGTCGCGTTCAACAAATGGCTGGACTCGCGCGAGGCCCGCTACTTCCGCACCGACGACGCAAGGAGGATATGATGGCACTTCCAACCCACAGCAGCGGCGGCAACGACAAGGTGCCACCGATGCGCCCGACGCCAGGCGTGACGCCTGGCCTTGATACCGCCGGCCTGCCGGCTGCCTCGCTCTCGGTCACGCCGGAACAGGGCAACCGCGTGGGCGGCAGCGGCGTCCCGTCGCAGGGCGTTCCACAATCGCCTGACACGCCGCCGGCGCCGCCGTTCCTGTTCGGCGACATCGAGCCGGTACACTACGCGCGACTGTATCCCGAGGCGCTCACCAAGGGCGCCTCTGCGGCCAAGGACGCCGCGATGGCCGCCGGCCAGGCCGCATTCGAGGGCGGCAAGACGCTGCACGCCTCGCAGCAGGACCCGGTCGGCGATACGCCGCCAGAGGACCCGGCGAAGCCGCCACCGCCGCCGCCAGCACCGCCTCCGGGGCCGAAGCCCGAAGCGCACGGCTGATCGTTGGCGAATTTCCAGCAACTGCAGGACGACCTGGTTAGCTGGCTGAACCGCCGCGACTGCATCAGCCTGATCCCTGGCTGGGTCGCCATGCTGGAGACCGAGATCGCCGAGACCTGCCGCACCCGCGCGCAGTGGGTTTCGGCAATGCAGGACATCGACGCGCCCTACATCTCGCTGCCGGCCGACTTCGCCGCTATGGCCAGCATTCGCGATGCCACATCCGGCGCGAACCTCGATCTGAAGGACGAGTGGTCACCGAAGGGCGGCGGCTGGACCTCGCCATACACGACCTACAGCGGCCTCTATCCCAGCACGCTGTGGCAGACCAACCCGGCGGCACCGTGCTTCGCCTACCGCATCGTCGGCGACTGCATCGAGTTCCTGCCGCATCCGATGATCCCCGACCCACCCGACCCGGCCTTCGTGTTCCAGTCGGTGGCGATGGCGTACTACCAGAAGCCGCGCCCGCTGCTGCTGCCGACCGACACTAACCCGGTGCTCGAGCGGCACTACGGCATCTACCTTTACGGGCTGCTGAAGACCGGCGCGATCTGGGCGCTCGATGCCGACCGCGCTGCACAGGCCGATGCCGAGTGGCAGCAGCAGGTGACGCGCGCGAATCTTTGGATCCAGCAGGCGAATCTGTCCGGCGCCCCGCTGCGCGCCGAACTCGCGGTGTGCTTCTGATGGCGCTGAGCTTCCCGCTGGCGTGCTGGTTCGGGCTGCTCGACGCCGACACCGGCGACGAAATCACCCAGCCGAGCTACGCGCGCGAGCCGGCGACGCTGGTGTACTGCGTCGACGGCGTGACCATCGCCAACCTCGCCGCGGTGCAATGGCCGGCAGCCGGCGAGGACTGGGGCGTAAACGACGTGGTCGGCGTGTGGGATGCGCCTGCTCTCGGCATCCTGCTGGGCGCGCTTGCCACTGTGGGGAACATACCGATTCCCCAGTATGCCATCGCGCGAATCCCGCCTGGCGGGGTGCAACTGACGTTGGCGCCGGTGCCCCGTGGCTTCGGCACCGGCCAGTTCGGCACCGGCGGCTTTGGCGTCGCCAACGGGCTGATTGGCGTCGGCACCGGTGTCGGCACCCCCTACGGCCTCGGCCCCTACGGTGTCGGCCCCTATGGCACCGACGTTCAGGGCGTGACCGTGGAGATCACCTTCGACACCTCGGCGCATGTCTGCGCGCCGGGCCAGTGGGCACCCGGCTTCGCGAGGGCAGCATGAGCGGCAGCAGCGACTACACCAAGACGCCGAACCTCGGGCTGTTCAAACCGACGTTCAACGCCGATGTCAGCAACTGGGGCCAGCACTGGAACCAGAACGCCGACACGCTGGATAGCGCGATCCCCGCCGCCGGCATTCCCGATGCCCCGAGCAATGGCCAGACTTACGGCAGGCTGAATGCCGCGTGGGCCCAGACTCTCTCGCTGACCGGCGGTACGATGACCGGGCCGCTCAATATGACCGCGACCCACGCCAGCACGGTGCGCGCCGAACAGGACCGCTGGGCCGATGTCATCAACGTCCTCGACTACGGCGCCGGACCCGCGATGACCGGCGCGCAGAATCTCGCCGCGTTCCGAGCCGCCGCCGTGCAAGCCAACAGAGGCCCATGCACGATTTACATTCCGGCCGGCAATTACACCGTTGATGACGGGGAGATCCTGTTCACCGGCCAGCAGATTACCCTCGCCGGCGCCGGCGCGATGGCGACCTGGATCAAGAGCAACGCCAGCACCAGCAACCTGTTCCATTTCATCGCGCCCTCGAACGGGGCCTATGGCACCGGCCATACGATCCGCGATCTCTACATCACCTGCCTCGGAACGCCCACGGCAGGTGCACTGATTAAGCTCGACCACATTCAGATGTCGGCGGTGGATCACGTCAACGTCCAGGGCGGTTTTATCAATCTGGACATGATTGCCTGCCTGTCGGTGCGCGTCAGCCATAGCCAACTCGGGGGTGACAACGGGACGCCTGGATCGACGTTGGTGCGGATGACGCGGTTCAAGGTCACTGCCAATACCAGTGCCGACACGCCCGGCGGAACCGTGTTGCCGTTTGCCAGCACGGCCGGTATCTATGCCGGACAGCTAGTGACCGGGACGAATATCGCTGGCGGCACGCGGGTCGCGTCCTACACCGCCACCAGCGTCACGCTGAATACCGCCATCACGGGTCTCGTCGCGAGCGGTTCGGCGCTCACCTTCGCCGATCACAACAACAGCGAATGCATCATCGTTGATAGCAACGTCCGTGGCACGACCTCGCTCTATACCAACGCACTGGTGCTGACGAATTGTGACGGCGTGATGTTCATCGGCGTGCATTTCGGGTTCTGCATCGGACCCGACGTGCTGTTCAAGCCACTCTACACCGACGACGTGCTGCAAGGCGTTACTGCGGTCGGAGCGTTTGCCGATCAGAACTCCGGCGGACACGGGTTCAATTTCCAGTCCAGCGCTGGCGGCACCGATACCGGATCGCGCGGCTTCCATTCGTTCTCCGGCTGCTCCGCCTACACCAAGGGGGACGGCTACAAATTCGAGGACCCCGGCCTCAAGAGCGTCAAGATCACCGGATCATCAGGGAACTATAATGCCGGCTACGGGATCAACATCCAGGCCGGTTCTGATTTCGCGATCGGCGCCTGTAACTTCGACGGCAATAACGGTGCAAACGTTATGGTGGGTGGAACCGCCTCTGGCGTCAGCATCGGCAGCTCGACCTTCAGGACCACCGCCAACCCGGCCCTGGTGCCGTATCACATCATCGTCGCCGACGCCGCCGACTACGTGTCGATCGGGATAAATTCGTATGCCTCGGCGACCAGCGGCGATATCTCGGTCACCTCCACCGGCACCCATAATGCACCCGCAGCACAGGGCGCCACCGATCAGGCAGTCACGTCGTGGATACGCGAGGTGGATACCGCCAACGCGCGAAATACTCGCAATCGGAATGGCGCCAACCTGGTCTCCTTCACCACCAGCGTCGGCGCCGCGGCGTCGCAATACTGGTCACTGTTCGCCAACGGCAGCCCGCAGGGGCCGACGCTGCTGGCCAGCGACAGCGCCGCGAATCCGAATGTCAACGCCACGGTGCAGGCGAACGGCACCGGCATCCTCAACCTGGGTGTCGCGGCCAACACGTCCATCAGAGCACTGCCACCGCTGCATGTGGGTAAAGCCATCGTCGGTGCCAACCCGCTGGTCGGTGCCGTCAGTGAGGTAATGAACGCTCAGTTTGCTGCCGCAGGGGATCAGCGCGTCGGCATTAGATATCAACTCTGGAACACCACGAGCGGCGCGGCGGCGGTTCGCCTGACCACGGACGGTGCCGTTGCCGGTGGCTCTAACGTCGGCAATCTGACTTCCGACAACCGCAAGATGGCAATCACCGGATTAACCGTGATCGCGACTGACCTAACGACACCAGCAAACGATTACACCTATTATGTGCCGATCAGCTTTCTCACGCGGTATGCGGGCGGTGGCTCAACCGTGTATCGAGCCGGCACACCGGTGACGTTCACCAACGGCGTTGCCGGCGCCTCGACCAGCATCACCGCCGACTTGATAAACGCGGCAATGAACATCTCGTGGACGCCACCGGCCGGCAATACCGACACGTGGCACATCACCGCAACCTGGGAAGGCGTGATGGTGCAATGAGCGGCACAGACTTCACCACCACCCCGAACCTCGGTCTATACAAGCCGGTATACGACCAGGACGCCGAAGCGTGGGGCACCCACCTCAATGCCAACGCCGATGTGCTCGACGGCGCGCTGGCGACCTCCGGCGCGTCGGCCAAGTTCCTGCCGCTGTCCGGCGGTACCATGCTGGGCGGGCTCACGCTGGCCGCCGACCCGTCCACCGCGCTCGGCGCTGTGACCAAGCAGTACGCCGACGCGCACCTGTTCACCGACGCCGCCAACGACGCCAACACCTACGGCCGCCACGCCAACGCCTGGAGCGCGGTGGTGCCGCTGTCTGGTGCTGCGATGACCGGGCTGCTGACGCTCTCCGGGGCGCCGTCGGCGACGCTGCATGCCGCCAATAAGGGCTATGTCGACACCTTCCTGCCGCTCGCCGGCGGCACGCTGACCGGGCCGCTTACGATCTCGCAGACGGCGGGCATCGTCGGCACCACGACCAACAACAACGCCAGCGTCGGCGCGGTCGGCGAATACGTCTCGTCCGTGGTTGCCGCCGTGTCCGCGGTGCCGCTGACCAACAACGTCGCAGCCAATGTCACCAGTATTTCCCTGACCGCAGGCGATTGGGATGTGCGAGGCGACGTGTCGATCCAGCCGGCCGCGACCACATCGATGGTCACAGCCAACGGCGGCATCAACACCGTCAGCGCGACCATACCGACGGTCGGCGTCGGGCCCAGGTTCTACCTCTCGGTCGCGTTCCCTACCGGCGTCGGGACGCAGATGTCGCTGGCATCGTTTCGGATTTCTATCGCAGCCACCACGACGGTCTATCTGGTCGCCTTAGCTGCGTTCACCGTCTCGACCTGCGCCGCCTTCGGCTACATCGGCGCGCGGCGCATTCGCTAGGAGGCTCAACTATGACCACGCTTGCAGGCACGATGTTTTCGGGGGCGCAACCTAACCCACAATGGTTGCCGGCGGACGGCAAGCCTTATTACGTGCTGGACCCAAAGCAGACGCAGCGCCCGCATGCCGGGATCAGCGAAGGTAATCGAGCCGACTATGCCCGCAGTGTCGGATGGCAGGGCAGGCGGCGTGGCCTCGGCCCGCTTGGGTGGATTTTTTGTGTCCCCATGGACAAGGGCGGCACGTGGAAAGTTAGCACCGCCGACGACAGCGTCGAGGGCAACCTTGCCAGTCCGCCGACTGTCGCGAAACCACCGGCAGGCATCACATGAGCGACGCACCGCCCGGCATGCCGATTACGGTCACGATGACCTTGCTGCAATGGCGCAACCTGATCGCCGTGCTCGCCAAGGCACCATACGAAACGGTGGCGCCGTTCATCGGCGAGATCGACCGCCAGGCCGGGCCGCAGCTACAGGCCGCGGCAGCACAGCGCGAGCCGCTGCCGCCGCACATGCCGACTCGCGCCAACGGCGGCGCCGCGGCTCAGATACCGGAGAGCGCGAGTTGAGGGCTTGTATTCACACTGGTGCGGTCGAGGTAGACGATCAGCTTGCGCAGGCGATCGCGGTCGTCTGCGAGCAGGCCGAGCGCCACATTGCAGTTGTGACAGAGCCAGCCGCGGAACTGGCCACTGTTGTGGCAGTGATCGAACATGATGCCATTGCCTTTACCGCCATAGTTCCCGCCGCATGCCTCGCATTCGTTTGGTCGTGGGCGTCCGGCTACGCTTTCTTGTTTTCGGTTCTTTGCCTCAAGAGTGCGGCTGGGATTGTTCTTATGTCGCACAGCGCCGTAAGCAAGGCGCTTCGCTCTCTTCTCCGGTTGCGCGTACCAAGCCCGATAGTTGGCGGCCTTCTTTGCCCTGTTCGCTGGATTGGCATACCAGACTTTATATTTGGCGACGCGTCTCGCCTTTGTCGCAGCGAGATATGCGCGGCGCTTCTCGGGTGTGTTATGTGGCACAGCCTTCGGTCCTTTCATGCAGGATCGTGGGTCAGGGACGGCAACGGTGTTTCGAGCATCGGTGCCGTTCCGCTTATAGCAGGGATCCCCTGACAATGGCAGATACAACCACACCATTTCTTGGATTGGTGCAACCGGAGGTTGGTGCCAGCAGAGATTCATGGGGTAGTAAGACTAACGCTAACTGGGCTACTGTAGATACCATGATTTTCCAGGCGATGCCTATAGGTGCAATTCTGGATTTCGCCGGCCCCACCGCACCATCCGGGTGGTTAATTTGCGATGGCCGCCTCCTGAGCCGAACCACCTACTCGCAGCTATTCGCAGTGATTTCGACATACTTTGGTGCCGGCGATGGCTCCACGAATTTCGCGCTCCCAGCCACACCGGGCCGGGCGCTGGTCTCCGCCGGCACCACGATCGACGAGAACGGCAACACGGTCGCCTACACCTTCGCGCAGAAATCCGGTGCCATCTCGCGCTCGATCGCGCTGGCCAACCTGCCGGCGCTGGCGCTCACCACCAACACCGTCGCCGCGCACAGCCACGGCGGCGTCACCGCCCTTGGTGGCAACCACACCCACTTCACCGACGTGCAAGGCTCGCACACCCACACCACCGACGTGCAGGGCGCGCACAGCCACGGCGGCAGCACCGACGCGCAGGGCAGCCACCAGCACAACGTCGCTATCCCGGCGGCCAACGGCACCGGCGTGTCGTCCGGCTCCTTCTCGGTGATGAGTTCGGTGTTCGGAGGGTCCAACTACGTCACCGACGTTCAGGGCCTGCACGCGCACAACCTCACCACCGACACCACCGGGCAGCATGCCCACAATCTCAGCACCACCGGCGAACACGCCCACAACATCACCTACTCCGGCAATCTGTCGCTCGGCATCAATCCCGACGGCTCGCACAACCATACGATGACGCTGGCCGGCGGCGGCACGCTGCTGTCGATCGTCAACCCGGTGCTCGCCTGCTACAAAATCATCTACGCCGGCGTGCAGGCCTCCGCCGCTGTAGCGGCTGCTGTGGCGCCCGCGATGCTGCGGTCGGCACCGCTGCGTGGCGGCATGCGGATGCTGCCGAGGCAGCGCTGACATGCCGCGGGTCGCCCAGGCACCGCCGCCCGGCGTGGTCCGCAACGGCACCGCGGAGGCGACTCCCGGAAGGTGGTTTGACTGTCAGAACATCCGCTTCCGGCAGGGCCAGATCCAGCCGGTCGGCGGCAACGTAGCACTGCCGAACGCGGTCACCGCGACGCTGCCGCGCGATGTGCTGACCTGGCACGACAATAGCCACGTGCGCTGGGCCGCGATCGGCACCGACACCCACCTGTTCGCGTATAGATTCGACACCCAGGTGCTGTACGACATCACGCCCACCGGCGTCGGCGCGCTCGATCCGCCCGGCCCGCAGATCGGCTATGGCCTCGGCAATTACGGTGCCGAGACTTATGGCACTCAGCGCGACGCGGCCAATATCGGGCCGCAGGATGTCAGCGCCCATCAGGGCGATCGCTGGAGCCTCGACACGTTCGGCCAGGACCTGCTGATCGTGCCGACCCAGGACGGGCATCTGTTCCACTGGTCGCCCACCACGCCCGCGACATTGCCGGCGATCGTCACCGAGGCGCCGGTCAATAACCGCGGTGTGGTCGTCACCGACCAGCGCCAGGTGGTGCTGCTTGCCGCCGGTGGCGACCCGCGCAATATCGCATGGAGCGACCAGGAGAATTACCACGTCTGGACGCCGGACGTGACCAACCTGGCCGGCGCCAAGCTGTTGCAGACGCAAAGTTACGCGATGGCGGCGGTGAAGGTGAGCCAGGGCGTGTTGATCTGGACCGCCAACGATCTGCACATGATGACCTATGTCGGGCCGCCGTATGCCTATGGCATCACCCAGGTCGCGGCAGGCTGTGGGTTGGCATCGCTGCGCGCGGCGGTGGCGATCGGCTCGATGGTGATGTGGCCGGGGCTGCAATCGTTCTGGGGTTGGGCGGGCAGCGTGCAGCCGGTGGCTTGCGACGTGGGAGATTGGTTCTTCTCGCTGCTCAATCGTCCCTTTGTCGGGCGGCTGTTCGGCTCGCCCAATCCGACGTTTTCCGAGATGTGGTGGGACTGGCCGGCGGAGGATGCCACCGAATGCAATCGCTATGTCGCGATGAACTTCGGCGACCCTGCCAAGCCGTGGACCATCGGCATGCGCACCCGCACCGCGGCCGATCCGGTCGGCACCATGGATTTCCCGGTGCTCGGCGGTCCACTCGGCAGCGGTGGCGCGTTGTATTTGCACGAATACGGATTCACCGAGAATGGCGCACCGCGCGGGCCGGTTGGAAATGTCTATGCGCAGTCGGGCAACATCGTCGCCGGCGAGGGTGACACCCGGTTCGCCGTCACGCAGCTCGTGGTCGATGCCGCGTGCGCGGTCGATGACATGCTCGGCTGGCGGTTCATCGTGCGCGAGCAGCCCTACGACGAGGCCTCCGAGTACGACACCGGCCTGTTCCAGGTGGTGCACAACGGGTTGGTCGACATGCGCTGGTCGGGCCGCACCGCGGCGATGCGGCTAGAGGCGCTGGCTGACGCGGACTTTGCGGTCGGCCGCACACGGCTCCTGATGCAACAGGCTGGGAAGCGCTGATGGCACGGCCGCCCGCTCCGCTCATTGCGCCCTACAGCGGCGACCTCGATCAGCGGCTGGCGATGCTCGCGACGTGGATCTCGCAGTGCCGCGTCGACATCAGCGTGCTGGCACAGCGCCAGCAGGTGGCGGCCACAGTCGGCGCCGGCAGCCCTGCCGGCACCACCTCCAGCACCTTTGTGATGATGGGCATATCGGTCACGTTCGCGACGCTGACCAATACCCGCGCGCAGGTGGTCGTTTCCGGCCAGATCGCCAATTCCGTCAACGGCGGCACCTCGACCGCCGGGCTGCGCTACGGCACCGGCACGCCACCGGTGAACGGTGCGCCGGATACCGGCACGGTGATCGGGGAGCCGGTGGTCTACGTCGCCACCAGCGGCGGCGGCGATTTCGGACCCTTCTCGCAGAACGCGGTGATCACCGGCCTGACGCCTGGGCAGACCTATTGGATCGGCATTGCGCTGATGGCGTCCGCCGGCAGTACCGCATCGCTGCGTAATGTGCAGGTGAGCGCGGTGTCGCTGATCGACCCGGTGCGGCTATGACCGGCAGCGAGAAAATCCGCCGCATGCAGATCGCGCTGGAGTATGGCGGGAATACGCATTCGGTGAGCGACATCATCGAGTTGCTGCACGCCGGAAAGGCGAAACTATGGGAGAACGGCGATGGGTGCATTGTCACAGAATTTCATGATTTCCCCCAGTTTCGCGCCCTCCACTATTGGCTGATTTTTGGCGAGCTAAAGCATTGCTTGGCGCTAGAGCACGAAATCAATCCGTTTGCGATCGAGAGTGGTTGTAAGATCGCGACGGCATGTGGCCGAAAGGGGTGGGGCAGAGTGGCCGCGCCTACGGGGTGGCAGCCATGGCATCCGAACTTCTACAAGACATTGGTGGCACGATGACGGGCGCGGCGCTTTTCCCAAGCCTTAGACAGTGCTGCGCGATGAGCTTCGCTGAACGGGCGTTTGCGGCGTCCTTTGCGAACCTGTTCCCGTTGATTTTCAAGGTTGGTGCAAATACGCACATTACCTACCGCATAAGGCCCCTGATCGCGGTAACGCGCCATGCAGTAATGCTCGTTGCTTCTTCCGCGTTGCTCCCATTTTCCGCTGGCTTCCCAGGTAGCCCACCATTCATCGAATGTGAGCAGGAACGGAACTCCGCGCCGTCTCGCCGACGACTTTTGAAAATAGTAGGCAGCCTTGTTGCGGTTATTCGATTGCCATACGTAAACATCCGCAGAGAACTTAGCGCGGTCGTTCGCGTATCGCGCGCGCATATACACGCGGTTCTTCTCTTTGGTAGCTTCGGACTTAGCCATCGGTCGTATTCTCCACGATCGCGGGTCAGGGGCGGCATCGGCGCGCAAACACTGATGCCACCCCGCTTATATCACACACACGCACTGGTGTCGTCATGATGTGGACCTCGGGCGGCCAGATCGATCATCTGGCCTTTGCCGGACTGCGCGGCGGCGGCAAAGGAGGCGGCGGCGGGCAGTCGCAATCGTTCTCGACCAGCTCGACCACGCTGCCGGACTGGCTCAACACCGCATCGCAAGGCGCGGTGCAGCAGGCGACCGCGCTCAGCCAGCGGCCTTATCAGGCATACGGCGGCCAGATGGTCGCCGATCCCGGCGCCGACACCAATGCCGCGTATCAGGCCGTGCGCGACATGCAGGGCCAGTATGACCCGTCCTACGCCGCCGCGGCTGGTGCTCAGCAGGGAGTTCTTGGAAATCTCCAGTCCTTAACGCCGGAGCAGCAGAACGCCGCCACCAATGCGCTGATGGGCAACTACCAGCAGAATGTCATCAACCCTGCCACCGGGCTGCTGGGCGGCTACGCGGCGCAAGGGCCGGCGACCGCGGGACAGGTGGCTTCCAACGCGCTGCAGATTATGTCGCCGTTCAGCCAGGCGGTGATCGATCCGGCATTGCAGATCGGCCGCCAGCAGTTGCAGCAGAACCTCCAGAACATCGGCGCTGGCGCCAATCAGGCCGGTGCGTTCGGCGGCTCGCGGCAGGGCGTGCAGGAGGGCGTGGCACAGTCGCAGGCGGCGGTGGGTGCCGGGCAGACTATCGGCAACCTGCTCAACAGCGGCTGGCAGACCGCGATGAACCCAGCGACGCAGGTAGCGCTGCAAGGTGGCGCGCAGGGCTACGGCGCGGCCGGCACGCTGGCCGGTCTATACAGCGGTGGCTACGGTGCCTCGCAGCAGGCGGCGCAGAACATGCTCGGCACCAACTTGCAGCTTGGCGAAACCGCGGCGCAGCAGATGCCGCAGATCGCGGCGGCGCAGCAGGCGGCGGATCAAAAGAACGCCTCGCTGATGCAGTCGATCGGCGCGGCGCAGCAGAACCAGCAGCAGCAGCAACTGAACGCACAGATGGGGCAGTTCTACGAGCAGCAGAACCAGCCGGTGCAGAACCTCGACGTGCTGCTGTCGTCGCTGGGCGCGGTGCCCTACGGCAGCACCACCACCAGCTACGGCACCCAGCAGGCTCCGGCGCAGCAGCGCAATGCCGCAGCTGGTGCGCTCGGCGGTGCGGCGTCAGGTGCCAGCATAGGCATGATGTTCGGTCCGATCGGCGCCGGGATCGGAGCGGCCGCCGGCGGATTGCTTGGAGGGCTCGGCTGATGAGCGACTTCGGTGGCTTCGATTTCGGCAGCTTTGGCGGTGGCGACCTGTTCGGCGGCAACACGATGGCGGCACTGCCGGAAGAATTGCCGATGTCCACCGGATCGCCGTTCGCCTCCGATGCGGCGATTGCTGGCATGGGGAGTTCTGACCCATTTGCCGGCAATACGATCGGCGACAATCCAGCCGGCTCGTGGTGGGATCGCAACAAGGGCGACATCGGCAAGGCGCTCGGCCAGCTGAAGGGCGCCGCCGGCGGGGGCGCCAAGGATGCGAACGCGAGCGCCCTCCAGCGCCCGCTGCAGGCGCAGATGGCGCAGTCGCAGGCGATCCCTGGTCGCGGGCCTGACCTCGGCACCCTGCTCACGCTGTTGCAGCAGCGCAGCAACGCACTGATGCCGGGCGGCAGCGCCAGCGGCCAGCAGGGCTACGTGCGCGGTGGCTTGCTGAATCTGTGATGGCCGACGCCGCCACCACCACCGACGACGACCAGCCGTATCAGGTCGCGGCGCTCGATCCCGACGCCTACGCCGCGCAGCGAGAGGCCGACCTGGCGCGCTTCGCCGCCCGCGAGAGCGGCAACAAAAACATTCCGCAGGCCAGCGGCGGCCCGGCGAGCGGCTACTACCAGATGGAGGACAGCTCGCGCGGTGGTTCCGGCACCTGGGAGCAGGCAGCGGCCTGGGCAGGCCTGCCACCCAAGGCGGACGGCACCTACGGCCGCGCCATGGACTATTCGCCGGGCGAGCAGCATGCGGCGGCGGTTGCGCTGTACGACCGGCGCGGCGGCCAACCATGGGCGGCGAGCGCACCAGGAGCGAGGGCAAGGATGGCCGACACCAGCACCGACACCAGCACACCGGACGCCTCAGGGCTGCTCGCGATGCCCGCTGTGGGCGCGTCCGACGATGACGTCGCGCGGGTGCTGCACCAGCTCAACATGGGCTCGCAGCAGCCCGACAGCGGCAAGGAGCAGTCGTTCATCTCGCGGCTGGGCGAGGCGTTCGGCGGCGGCGGCGGCGGCCTCACCGGCGATGCGCGCGAGGCGGCCGGCACGCGCAGCTTGATGAACTTCGGCATGGGGCTACTGGCCAACAGCGGCTACCACCCGGTGCGCACCACGATGGGCCAGGCGCTGGCGGCGGGCTTGCAGGGCGCGCAGGACAGCGAGATCACCAGCCAGGACATGGCCTACTCGCAGCAGCAGGCGCAGCGCGATCAGGTGAAGAACGCGCTCACCATCCTGGGCGCGCAGCAGGGCCGGCAGATCCAGGCCGGGCAGCTCGGGGTGGCGCAGCAGCAGGCCAGAACCGCGCAGCAGCGGGCCGGGACTGAAGCCGGATCACTGGCCGTGCAGCAGGCAGAGGAGCGCCGCAAGCAGACCGAGACCGACATTGAGTTGCAGCGCCAGAAGCAGCTGCTGGCTGCCCCGCCGCTGTTTCCGACCGGGCCGGCACCCGTCGCACCCGTCGCGCCGTCTGCGGTGCCGCCCACGACCACCCCGCCAGCGGGCGGCCCAGCGCCCGTACGGGGCGACCAGCTACCGAGTGGGGGAGGCACGCAGACCGGCGCCATCACGCCGCCAGGACCGCCCTCCAGCCAGTTTGCGGGGGCAGGTGTGCCCACCACCACGCAGCCGCCTGGACAGATGCCGGGAACGGCCGGCGATGTCGAGGCGATCCTCGGCGGTATGAAGGACGCTGGGGCGAAGGATGTCGGGGACGGCACCCAGGTGGCGCAGGCTGGCAATGCCGTGCCGTCGCTGCCGCCGTCACCGCCCGTCATACCCGACGGCTCGAAGCCGTTCGTGTTCCAGCTGCCGCCGGTTCCGGCTTCGGTGTCACCCGACCTCACGGATGCCGAGAAGGCCAATCTGGCCGAGCGCTATCGCCTGGCGCAGCTGACCGACAAAACCGGCGCGGGTGCCGAAGCGGTGCGCAAGGACATGCAGGCGCTGCAAACCGAGAAGCAGAACAAGTTCAACGAGTGGCAGCAGAAGCAGCAAGAGCAACAGCAGGCAGCCTGGATGCAGGCCAATAAGGCTTATCTCGACACCGATCTCGAGAAGACCAAAGCCGGCTATACGGCCCACCAGAAGCAGCTGGATCAGGACATGGCGGAAGGCACTGCGGTGGAGAAAACCGCCGACACCGCCGCGGGGAGTGCCGCCGAGGCCAACACCATGCTGACCCAACTCGGGGCCAACTTACAGGGTAAGCTGCCGCCGGGGTTGGTAGCACAGTTCATGACCGACCATCCCGACATCACCAACTGGATGAAAGGCGCCGGGTTCATCTCGGGCGACACCGCCGATCGGGTACAACTGATTAACGGGCTAAGCGCGTTCATGTCGACCCGGTTATGGCAGCGCGGCACCGGACAACTACGCAATCTGGAAATGGCCAAGTTTCAAAGCGTGCTGCCGAACTGGCTGGAGAACACGGATGGCCAGAAGAAGGCGCTCGCGTTCCTGATGAACATGAACGACCGCATTATCAGCGAGGCGGACTACACCCACGAGCAATTCCGCCGTCCGGTGCTGGACGGCAGCGGCAAGCCGGTGATGGACCCGCAAAGTGGCCGCCCGATGCTGGAGTATAACATTCCGAATAATTTTTATCGCAACATGGAATCGCCCGCGATTACCGATGCCAACGGCAACCGCATTGGCGGCGGCCTCGGCGCGGTGCTCCCGCACTACACCGGCCCGATGCCGACCAGCCCGAACGATACCGCGACATATGACCAGTGGCTGCGGCAGAACGTAAAACCTGGGCGCCCATATTACGGACTGAAGTGGGACGACAAGAACAATCAGCCGACCGAAGTACTCGACGTGCGACCGGGGAGGTTGGGGCAATGACGCTCGACTCATTGAGCGATGACGACGTAACAGCCTCGCCCTCGCCGCAGTCAGGTGGCGTGCAATCCATTCCCGCGCCGCCGCCACCATTGGCGCCGTTGCACGACCCAGCGGACGAGCCCGGCTTCATGCAGCGCACCTACCGCACCATCGTCGGCATCCCCGAAGGACTGTGGGAGCTCGGCAAGGGTGTCGCCACCGGCGTCGCCCACCCCGTCGATACCGCCGAGGCGCGCAATGCCGGTCTGATCCGCGGCGGTCGCGATTTCACCGACCGCATCGCGCAATACGGCAACCCGGAATACGGAGTGCCGATCCCGTCAGCGGATGAGCAGGACGCGATCGGGCGCCAGAACGCCGCCGACCGCGCAGCGTTTGATGCGAAATACGGCAACGACCCGGTGGCAAATGCCGGCCGCACCGTCGGCAATATGGCGATGACGGCGCCGATCACAGCGGCTACCAGCATGGCTCTCGGTCCACTCCTGAGTGCCGGCAAGGCGCTGCTGCCAGCCGCTCTTACGCGTGGCGTTCCTGGCTGGCTCGTGAATGCCGGCGAGCGCGCAGTGACCGGTGGCGCGGGTGGGGGCACCCAGGCCGCCGCAACCGCCGACCCCAGCAAGCCGCTCGGGCCGCAGATCGAGGCCGGCGCTACCACCGGCGCTGTGCTGCCGGCGGCGACCGGTGCGGTGCTTGATCCGGTCAGCAGCGCGATCAGCCGACTGCGCGGCGACACAATCCGGGCCAATCCCAGGCTCGGGGGACTGCCGCAGGACCAGCTGGAGCGCGCCACCCAGGCCGATGAACTGGTAAAGGCCGGCGTGCCGGTGATGGGTTCGCAGGTCAGCAATGATCCCCTGCTGCAGACATCATCCAAATATGGCGGCGCCATACTCGGATCAGGCATGCCGGACTTCATGGAAAATCAGCTGGAAAAGTATCGCGGGGTGGTGATGAAGCAGGCCGGCGACACGTCCGGCAACACGCTGGTGAA